AAGCATCGCAACTGGTACTAAAACAATGATTGCTGCTGACTTCAGCAAGTTTGTTGTTCGTAATGCTGGTGGTATTCAAATGCTACGCTTAAATGAGCGTTTCGCTGATGAACTCGAAGTTGGCTTCGTAAGCTACAAGAGAAGCGATTCTGCTGTATTGGATAGCCGTGCAGTTAAGCACTTGATCCAAGCATAAGGATGAAAGTAGTCTTTAAAAAGACTATTGTTGGTTCAGGGTTCCGCTTCCGCAAAGGTGCGGAGGTGGAACTTCCCAACGATAGAGCAATGGAATTTTTGAACGCTGGGTACTGCGATGCAGTTGCAGAACCTCCGAAAAAGCGTGCAAAGAAGACCGTGTCAAAACCAAAAAGTAAAGAGCAAAGGTAATGGCCTATTCAGTAGTAACACCCGCGGCGAGCGAGCCGATTACATTAACGGAGGCTAAGAACTTCTTGCGTGTTGATGGTAGCGATGATGATGTGCTTATTGGTGCATTGATTTCTGCTGCACGGGAGATGTGCGAGCAGTATACTCGTAGAATCTTGGTTACTACTACCATTGATGAGTATTTTGATGGCTTCCCAAACTACAAGAATGCGGTAAGCAAAGACATCATTTACCTATCAAGAGGCCCAGTGCAATCAATCACAAACCTTAAGTATGTTGATGAGATTGGCTCGGAAGAGACGGTTGCATCATCTTACTATGTTTCTGATACTATAAGTGAGCCAGCAAGAATAGCTTCTACTGCTGGTTGGTTTGCGACTAACGGAATCATCAATCAAGTCATTGTCCGCTATGTAGTGGGTACTGATGTGAGTAGCATACCCACGCCATTAAAGCAAGGGATGCTATTAATCATCAGCGATTTATATGACAAGAGAGATGACCGAGTGAGAAAAATGCCTACAGCATCGGAGTACCTATTTAACCCGTTCCGCATCTTTACATTCTAATGATAGACCAAGCTGGACAATTGGATCGTAGAATCACTATTCAAACCTTTAGTGAAACTACGGATAACTTTGGGCAAGAGGTGAAGAGCTTCTCTACCCTTGCTTCAGTATGGGCCAACGTGGTTGAGAAGATAGGCACTGGTAATGGGGAGGGAGAAAAGGGTGATATGATAGCAGCCACTAAAAAGGTTGAGTTTATCATTCGCTACCGCACCGATGTTAATGAAGAGATGCGTATATCGTACAACAGCAATATATATAAGATTCAAGCCATTCAATCCGCAGATGCTCGCAAGGCATTCCTTAAGATTGTTTGCCTATGGTCTGATGCGCAGTAATGGAAAAGGTAAAGGTAAGCGTTGAGGGCGTTGATGAGGTGATGAAGAAAATACGCAAACTTGATGATAGACTCAAGAAGAGTATACTCAAGAAAGTAGGGCGCAAATCATTACCTCCAATGGTTGACTCTTATAAGCGCAACATTACTGATGCTGATGAAGTGTTTAAAGTTTATCGAAAGGGCAAGATTAGATACGAAATAATGCCTGGACAACTAAAGCGCAGTGTTGGTATAAAGACACCCAAGCACCTACAAAAAAAAGATGTAGTAGGTATGAGTGTTGGGCCAAGAAGAACGGGCAAAACATTTGGAAAAGGAAAAGGTGGTTGGTATGCTGGGATGATAAACTTTGGTTGGCTACGCCCTTGGTGGGGTAAAGAAAGATACCAAGGTCAAAACTTTGGTTTTGCGCAGAAGGCAATGGCTGCTGCAAAGACAAGAGTGAATGTGAGGTTTGTCCGTGTATTTAGAACGGAAACAACAAGAGAGATAAATAAGCTCAAGTTTGGGCAAAGAATGGGCTTGAAATGATTGGTAAAGTAATAAAGTACAAGTTCGATAACACCAGCAGCTTAAACAACGTTTTCGCTGGCCGTGTTTATCCTTTGGTTGGAGCGCAAACGAGTGCCCGACCTTTTTGCATTTACGATACTACAAGCATCCGCCCTGAAGGATCGAAAGATGCGGACAGCCACATTGATATTGTCAATGTTGAGCTGACTTTAATAGGAGATAACTACGGTACGTTGCAAACTGCCGTTGAAAATATACGCACGACTTTTGTGCGAATGAAGGAAACAATTGAGGGCGTGAATGTTCAATCGTGTGGCTTTGATACTCAAAGTGAGGTATTCAATGTTGATGAGGAAACTTTTGCGGTATCGGTTGATTTAGTGTTTAGAATAGTCAAATCATAAAAATTAAAAAAGATGGCAGCAAGTACATCAGTAATGAATAGCACCGATGTTGTAGTACGCATCGGTACTGACGGTGCAACATACGAAACCGTTGGTAAAATGACAAGCGCTTCTTTAAGCGTTACAATGGCAACACGTGATATTTCCACGAAAGACAGCTCGGGCTGGATGGAAGTATTGGAGGGTCAAAAATCTTGGACTCTATCCGGCGAAGGCTTGGTAGTGTACAATAATAGCGGAAAGGCAACGCCGGATGATATCTACGGACATCTGAGCAGCCGCACCGTTATCTACATTGAGTTTGGTTCAGAAGCAACTGATGAGAAATACTACAGCGGTACTGGGTACTTCACTGAGTTCTCAACTGATGCTGGGGTAGAAGACAACGCAACGTTCTCTTTCTCATTCCAAGGAACAAGCACCTTGACTCAAGGGACTCAAGCATAACATCAGTAGGGGGGCTTCGGCCTCCCTATTTTAACATCACGCAACAATGGATACAAACTTGATAAAAGTAGGCGAAAAGACATACCCCGTAAAATACGGGTTCAATGCACTAAGATTGTTTTGCAATGCCAGCGGCATTGGATTGCAAGAGCTTGAAAAGATAGGAGAAAACATAAGCATCGACCACGCCATCAATTTGGTATGGGCGGGAATGAAAGACGGCGCAAGAGCAGAGAAGAAAGACTTTGATCTTGACACTGATGACATTGCTGACTTGCTTGATGAGGATATGAGCATCATTCAGCAGTGTATGGAATTGTTTGTTGCCTCCTTTGTGAAGCCAGGAGCTGAAGAAAAAAAGTAAACACCCAAGCCTCAAAATCCCTTGATTGGGATGCACTGGAAGCGATAGGTTTGGGTGAGATGGGAATGAGCGTTGAGGAGTTCTACAATATGACTCCAAGGCAATTCCAAAACAAAAGAGAGGGCTTCCAAAACCGCATTCAGTACCAAACTGAATTGGTATGGGAGACCACGAGGTGGCAAGCAGCGGTAAACATTGCGCCACATACGAAGAAAAGAATGGGGCCGAAAGACTTGGTTGTTTTCCCTTGGGATAGCAAAAAGCGAGTACATAAGGCCGCAACATACGAAGAGGTGCAAGAGGCAATTAAAAAGGTGTTTGGTAAATGAGCCGTACAGATATAGATTTTAAGATTGGCGCGGACTTAAAGCAGTTCCGCGGTGCAATGGGCAACATCGACCACAGCTTAAAGAAGTTAAGCGGTGGTTTTGGCGCTTTAGGTGGAGTGATTGGCGCTACCTTTGCTGTTGATGTTATCAAGCAATTTGTCTCGGAATCGGTAGACCTTGCGTCTAAGATGGAAGGCGTTGAGGCGGCTTTTAATCGACTCAATGACCCTAACCTACTTGACAACCTTAGAAAGGCCACAGCGGGCACCGTTGATGACTTAAAGCTGATGCAGACGGCTGTAAAGGCTGAAAACTTCCGTATCCCTATGGATACCCTTGCGAAGGGTTTAGAGTTTGCACAGCGTAGAGCACAAGCCACGGGTGAGAGTGTTGACTATATGGTTGACTCTTTCGTAACTGGTTTGGGTAGAGAATCTGTTAAGATTCTTGATAACCTTGGTATCTCTACCATTGAGCTGCAAGCAAAAACCAAAGAGCTTGGCTCTATGGCTGCTGCTGTTGGTCAGATAATGGACGAGGAATTCGAGAAGGTTGGCGAGCGTGTTACTACCACTTCAATGAAGATAGACAAGCAGCGTGCTTCAGTCACCAACTTAAAGACTGAAGTAGGTGAAAAGCTTTTGCCAATATACTCGAGGTTTCTTAATGGTACAATCAAAGGACTTGACAATATCAACTTTATTCTTGATGACCAAGAGAAAGGCTACAAGCGTCTTTTTGTTGCTGTTAAATCTTACTTTGAAATAACAAGAGCGGGGTATCGTATGGTGATGAATCCAGCAAAGCTATTTGCGAGCTTACTGGGAAGCACTAAGGAAGAGGTTGAGGAGTTAAACACCGAATTTGACAATGGCTTGCCGAGCGTTACCGCTTGGGCTGATAAGTTTGATAAAATGCAAACTCAAGCTGATGAGGGTGCAAAGAAGCAAAGAGAAGCAGTTGAATCGTACAACAACAAGCTCAAGGAATTATTGCCAACATTGCAACAAGTTGGTTATGAGATCGACCAAGCCTTTAATCCTGGAGAAGATACTACGGGAAAACTCGCGCATCAATTAGGATTCGCTGAGGTTGATACGGAGCTTGAAGAGTTAGAGGGAACTGTTGAGAACTTTGGCGATACCTTTGACCACAGCTTTAGGAATACCATTGATAAGTTCAGAGAGTTTAGAGATGAGTTCCTAATGGTCGGAGACATTTTAAGAATGTCTTTTGAGGCAGCCTTCGCACCATTAGAAGAAGGCGAGACACGCCTTGGGAACTTTAGAGAAGCCTTTGTACAGCAGCTCAAGATGATGGCAGCACAATTACTTGCTACCGCTGCCGCTGCTTTAATTCTTGCTACCATCCTGACCATTGCCTTTGGCGGAACCAATATGGCTGGCCAGGCAATGTTTGGTAAGGCTGGAATGGGCTTTGGTGATTTGTTTGGCGGCCTACTACAAGGCGGCGGAGGCTTTGGATTTAATGGTAGCGGAATTAGCGGAAACACTTCGGGAGGTATTGAGATATTTGGAAAACTGCTTGGCTCGGATATTTTGTTATCGGGTGAGCGTGCTGGAAGAAATAGAAATAGACTAAGCGGAATCGGAGGCTAATGGCAAACCCAAAATTATACGGTGAATTTAGAAGTGACCACGGAAACTTCTACTTGATAGAGATATGGGATGAGGACTATACGGGCAATGATCCTGATAGGTTCAACGTAACGAGTGGAGGCTTTG